TTAAGATATCGTTTTATACATAAGACCTCGGTGAAAATCCGAAAATTCCCACAAAATAATTAAAGGGGCTTCTTGCAACCCCTTTTTTATTATACTATTTTTTATTATTTTACCCCACCAAGCCATTTGCAGAATCCTATTTTATAATTGTTTGTTCCATTTACTTGATATCTTACCATAGCTCTATCATTAAATATTCCAAAGCAATCACAGCTTTCTCTTGGATCTAAACTACCTATTCTTTTTGTACAAGCCGTATCAGCATATACGATTTCACTTGTACTACCATTTTGATAAGTTCTCACTTCTTCATCACTCCCATTTTCTATTTCTTCATTATTTATTGGCTTATCTTCCAAATATGATTTAATCATATTCAAAAATCTATCCCAGCCAAGGTCTAATGTCCTGTGTGGACAATATTTATTTGCAAAATCTTGATGTTTTTTAACTCTATCAATTCCCCAATTATATTGCTTTAATAAATATGCTATGTATTCAGCTGCTAACTTTTCAGCTTCATCAAAATCTTCTCCTCCTGATTTTGAATAACATATTTCTATATTAATCATATGGGCATTTCCTCTTCCATATCTGCCATCTCCAGAAGCAAAACAGCTTCTTTCAAAAGGTAATCCAGTTACAACTCTAAAGTTATCTACTGCTGCATGGAAAGATACTTTTTCAGGTCTCCCAAGCATATATGATATTTCTGCCATTGCAGAAGCATCATTGTATGTATTATGTACAGATATTCCTTCTTTTTCTGTTACATCTGGACATTTTATTGCATATTTAGCTTCTGGACATATTACATTAGTTATTTGCATTATCTTCACCTGCCTCATATTCAGTTTCAAAAATATTTTCTGAAATATTTTTATTGTATAATTCTTCATTAAACTCTACATTTTCTATTATTATATTATCTTCCATGAGTTATTCCTCCTTGTTTTCTGTATTTACATCTGTTTTATTTTTACTAAAATAATATGTAAATACCGCTGTTACCAAATTTGTTACTAATACTAATATTGTTTCACTTAGCACTGCTCCAAATAAGTTTGCTATAACAATAACGAATAATAATACTATCATTGCTATTGTTACAAAGCTTTTTAAATCTTCCCATGCTTGTTTCATAATTTTCCCTCCTACTATTTTAATCCTAATTTTACATATATAAGTCCTAGTATTACTGCCAAAATTGAGTAAAATATATAATCAATTAGCTTGTCCCATTTTTTGCCTTTTTCTTTATCATCTTCTGATACTTTACCTTCTAATTTTTGATCTATTTTTTCTACTGCTGATTCTACTTTACCCATTCTATAATCCATTTTTTCCATTATAGAATATGTTTTTTCGAGCTTATCGAGTCTATCATCATGTTCATTTAATCTTTTTGTATTTGACTTTTCTCTTTCTTCTAAGTGTGCTACTTTTTCAATCAATTCTGTATCCTGCATTATTCTTCCTCCTTAGTAGTTTCTGCTTCTTCTGTAACTTCTGTATATGTATCTTCAACTAGTAATGTTAATTCTGCAAATTCTTCATCACTGATTTTGCTCATTGCATAGAATACATTTAACTTATTTTCTATGTCTGTCTTTTCTTTATAGTATTTCTTTGTGATTAATCTCTTTAATAATTCTACTATCATTTATTCCACCTCCATTCTCAAATCTTTTTCTAAGTTATTTACTAATAATGCACTTGTTTCTGTTGTACTTAATAATTGTTTTATCTCATCTATTTGTGCTTGAAGTTTGTTATGTTCTGCTTCTACATCTTTAAGATATTTCAAGCTTAGAATCGGATTTACTTCTGATGATTCAGCTGAGATATTTGTTATATTTTTGTATGTATGTGCTTTATTGTATATCTCATCTAATACTTTGCTTTGTGTCTCTGTACATTCTAAATATGTACTTTTATTTGATTTATATTTTATAATTCCACCAAATTCACCAATTTCTTTTTTTATTGTTTCATAATTCAATTCGCTAAATCTATCTTTATTATATAAGCAATATATTGTATTTAAGCTAGCTGAAAAAATCATATGTTCAGTATCATTCCAATTATTTGCATATGTTAAAATATTTGAAATTGCACTTTTTTCGGCTGGTGTTTCTGTCAAACTTATAGATGTTGTTATTGTTTTTTTACTTTCATCTTTTATTCCATCAATATTATTAATAATATTCTCATTTAACAACGTTATCCAGTTATGTTTCTCATACCATTTTCCATCTTGTCTTACAAAAGTATCTCCGTCCAGCATTTCTTGTTGAACATCAACTAAATATTCTTGATTTTCTGCTTTTTCTATTTCAGTTGCAATATTTCCATCTTCAAGTTGAACATAAATATTATCATCTATTGTATCTCCTGCAGTAATAGAATCAACATTTAATCTATAAGATTTAACATCTTTATTTAAAGTAAATCTAACTTGATTTGTATTTATACTTGTATAATAATTTTGGCCTGTTCCATCTACATAGTCAAAATGTATAAATGCTCTGCCCTTTTTTAACTTATTTGTTGAAAAAGTTTTAATTCCTTTACTTATTTTTTTATAAACTTTTTCAGTAAAAAGATTAAAATAGTTTGTTTGAGCTGTACCTTTACATATAAATTTTTCTCCATCAAAAGTTGATGTTATTCCTTGTGCTGTAACAGATGTTTTAGGTATTTTTGATAAATAATTTTTATTAAATATATCTATTTTTGCACTACCATAATTATAAGAAACCCAAGGTATTTCGTGGTCGATTTTTGCTACAATTGGATATTTAGTTTCATCATATGTATTTCCAGAAATAGCATTTGGTGCTCTTACTCCTGTAACATTATATGCTCGTATAAAAGTCCAAATCTTTTTACTAGAATCATTTGCAAAACCAGTTGTTCCTTCGAATAGTGACACATCATTAATATAATATGTACCAGGTTCTAACGTAAATAAAGTTGGTAAATCTGTAGCATAACCACCCATAAACCACACATTTATATATTGAGATGTTGCTGTTCCCTTGTACTTATAACTACCATCTGCATTAGTTGTGCAGATTATTCCTGCACTAGCCCCATTTTTAGCATTACTCATGTCTAATATATTTTTTATGTTTCCAACACTCTTTACTGGACTCGGATAATCTATGCTTGGACTTGCTCCGTATTGCTCGTATGGTTTGTCCTCTGTACCTTTTATCATCATAGGATATATTGTTGTATTAATTGTTACACCTTTTATAATATATATATTAGCTGCTATTGTTGTTTCTTCTGTTAATGAGAAATTACTACTTCCATTTGTTACTTCTGCAAAAGTTTTTACACCTGGTTTAACTATACCCAAAAAGTATGTTTCTCTTGAACCTCCCATTACTCCACTTGCAATATAATCTCCGATTTCACCATTTATTGTGCTCAAACTAATATTAAATGTATCACCAGAGTTTGTTCCAACTAATTTTATTGAACCATCTTCATTTTTTGTTGCTATAACACCATTTTTGGTTTGAGTTAAAAAATTAGATAAATCTAATAAATTATATCCCTCTCTCGTATCTTGACTATGATTTCCACAAATCTCTAGCTCACATCTTGCACTCGAACTATCTTCTATGTGTATGCTCTCTCCGTTTGCTTCTCCCTGTATTGCTATACTCTTTATATCATTTCTTAATCGTTCGTTTTCAGCTTGTATTTCCTTAATTAACTCTTTATTTGCTTTTATGTCCTCATCTTGTTCATTATCTTTTTTATTTATTGTTTCTATTGCTGTTTTTATGCTTCCTTGTATAGCTTCTATATCTTCTGTATTTTTAGAAATCTTTCCATCTCTTGTTTCATTGCTTTTTTCTAAAACATCTATACTACTTTTATTTGTTTTATTATCTTCTTTTAATGTACTTATATCTTTTTGCACTTGCATTAATTCTTCTGCATTGTTATCTACTACATCTTGCATTTTATCCCAGTTTTCATTTAAATAACCTTGCACATCAAATTGTTCTGTAGAATTTACATCTCTATGTATATTTAATTCTTCAATCTTTTTTACTGCCATATAATCCTCCTTTTAATCATCAGTTTCATACCAGCCACTACCAGCTATTTCAAAATAATTTGTATTAGTTATTTTTAATTTTTTAGCAGAACTCTCTAATGCTTGTATTCTTATTTTTCTATCTTGTGGGATAAATGCTACATTCAAATTGTCTTCCAACAATGAATATACTAGAGCCACATTCAACGATTGCTGTCCAAAATACTTGTCTCTTGGTCTAAATGGCAAACCTTCAATAACAGCATAATTTTCAGTTCCATTTAATTTTGTAATTTTACCTCTTACATAAAAATCCACAAAAACAAGTTTTCCTATTCTTTCATATTTTCCGACTTGAGTAGTATATGTTATGGTTGGAGCTTTATTCTCTACAGTATTGATGCTTGGTATCCATGTTCCTTCTACCATTTTGTCTTGTTTTCCACTTTCAATATTGTTTTGAAATTCGATCATTGTGCTTTGATTTAACTTTGTTACTTTATTTATCCAATTTATTAATTTCATTGAACTTTTCCTCCTTAAGTATTTTTATTTCATCTTGAAGTTTTTCTACTTGTTGTGATAGTTCTTGTACTGCTTTAGATAATGTAGCAATAATCGGTAATTCATTAATATAATATCTATCTTCTAAATTTTCTGTTTTTTCTCTTTTTATTACAAAATTAGGATCTATTTGTTCCATATCTTGTGCTATATAACCTATATTATAATGTTTTCCATCATCTTTTTTATCAAATTGCTTATGTTGAAATTTATTTATTATATCTAATGCTTTTACATCACAATCTTTTATATTGTCTTTTATTCTTCTATCTGAAGATATGTTATTTGCATATACATTTCCATTTACATTTAAATCACCATATATCGATGCTAAACTTTTAACATACAAATCAAAGCTTACCTCTTTGCCTGTCAATCCAAGTCTAACAGTACCTCCATAACACCCTATTGAGCCATCATCTTCAAACAAAACATAATTATTTGTTCCATTTCCTATTTTAAATGAATTTGTTCCACCAACATTCTTAAAAAATGATATATTATTTAGTATTTTTATTTTTTCATATTCTGTCTCTAAATCTTTAGTACTTATTGATAGTAAAATATCCCCTGTATCTGTATTTATAAATTGAATAGCATTATTTGCATCATCACCATACATTTTTATGTTTCCACTAATTATTCCTGTTGAAATTCCGTTTAAAAGTATATTACAAAAACTTAATACTAACTCACCATACGATGCATCAGAATCTTTTTCTGCCATCTCAAAGTTTTTTATATAAAAAATCGGATGAAATTTATTGTCTGATTTTGTTTTTATTCCCCAAGCCATTCCATTTGAAGTTTTTTGATTGTAGTCAGATAAAACAGAAAACGCAATATATTGATCATTGTCTTCTTTTTGTACACCCATATCACCAAAAATTGTTTTACCATCACTTTTATAGAAATGTTGTCCACTTTTATCAAGAGCCATTAGTACTTTTTTATTATTATCTAATATTGCAAAACTTGCATTATTATTTATTATCATCATTTGTATAAATTCTGATATTTGATTCCAAGCTAGTTTAACCGCTTCTTTATTCTGCTCTATATATGTTCCAACTTCCGCTTTTCCAACCTTTTCTTTGACTTGTGATGATATTTCCTCAGCTTTTACATCAATTAAAGCATTCATCTCTGTTGTTTTAGAATAACTTTCAAGTTTCTTATTTATATTAATATCAACTTTCTCTGCTGATTGCTCTATTGCACTATTCATTTCAACTTTGCTAGCATAAATGTTAGTCATATCATTTTGAATTGCAAATTTAGCTTTCAATCTTGCTGTATAGTTTTTTATTGATAATGTGTTTGTACCATCGAATAATTCAATTGAGAATTGTCCTAAATCTTCTATTGTTTCTTTAGCCTTAATTGTTCCGTTTTCATTAATTCGACGGATTATTTGTGCTTTTTTGTCTTTTAAAACATATTCATCATAAACATCATCTTTTTGTCTCAAAGGCTCTGTAATTCCAAGCTCATATTCTTTAGAATTTCCTTTTGAGTCTTTTACTACAACTATGCTATCACCTAATAAATACAAATCATCACTTAAAACTACATCATCACTTATTGTTAAATAGCTAAATACATCATTGTTTCCATATATATGTAACTCAATTAATTCTCCAGCAATTGCATTTCCTAATTGTATTGTTTTGTTTCCTTCAATTGTATTTGTTGTTTCTTCTATATGAGAAACTTTGTCACTTATAGAATCTATCGTTTGTTCATGTTTTGTTAGTTTTTCAGTGTTTTCTGTTGTTTCCTTAGCTAATTGAGTTAATTTTAAATTTTCTTCGTCTATTTGACTTTGAATTTTTCTATTTATAACTTGTTGGCTCTGTTTTCTTGTTGTTGTATCTTGTTTTTGTTTTATTGCTATTTTACTTTTTATGTCTGCTATAAATCGTTTGTTTAATGTCATTTCGCCTTGATAAATTACCTTTTTGCCATCAATATTAATAATATCTCCAATATCGACAGCTGGATTTATTATTGTTGTTCCTTCAAAACTATAAAAATCTAAATCTTTTACAGCATCATATATTTTTTGGATATCATCTTCTTCGCTAATAAATAAATTCTCTTGTCTAATCCAAAGTGTATCTTTTGTTTCATCTCCTACTTTAAATGATTCTGTTCCATTCTCGTAAGCTACTCTTGATATCTGATGTCCTTCACCCCATTTGTAAGTTTTAAATAACCTTTGAGGAATTATTTCTTCATCTTCTCCAAGTTTTTTTATTTGAATTTTACCAGTTCTACCAGCACAACAAAATCCTCCAGCTTTTTCTGAAATATAACTCATATACTCTCTTGCTTTTACTTCATTGTCATAAACATATATTTTTTTATTAGAATTAAGAAAAGAGCTTGTTTCTAATTCCAGCCCTTTCTTTTTACATATATCTTCTGCTATTTCACTTAAAGTTGCATAGCCTTTTTTCTTTATCAATTCACTAGCATCATAATATCCATCGTCTGCATCTAATTTTATAATATTGTCTACAGCTTTTATATTTATTACATTGCTATCTTCATCGTCATAGTCATCTACATTATAAATCCCGTATTGGCATCATTTCAAAACTATCATCATGTTTTGCTAAACTTTTTACTTGTAATTTGTTTAGATCACATACTAGCATTTTATTTAGTTCTGCAACTGTTATTGCATGATTTACTAAAACACCATATTCTATTCTTATTGTCTTAGCGCTTATTATTCCAGAACTTTTGTGTATTTTCATCTCTATGTATTGACTTGGAACACTTCCCAACTCTAGTTTTTCATCAAATAGTTCTCCTCCATGTTTAAAATCTAGCAAATATTTGGGATTTAATAATACATCATCTATATAAATATTAGTAACTGTTAGTGCATTGCTTTTATATATTGTTTTTATTGCTTTTTCTGTTAATCCTTTATACATCGTTTACCTCCAAAACAATTTGCTTTTGTGCATCTGTTAATTCTTTTTGCATTAAATTAAATGATGTTTTCCATTTTGTCTTTTCTGTTTCTGTTCCTTTTTCTGTTTTTATCATTTCAACTTTTCTCTTTGAAACTCTAAACTTAGCTCCTTCTAAAAATCCACCTTTTACAACTGGAATTTTTATATCCAATATAAATGGATTTTTAAATGTTTTTTGACATAATTCTTCTGCTTCTTCTTCTGTATTAAAATCCCATGACATAGAAAGTTTTAACATTCCCACAGCTATGGGATTATCAATTAAAGAACCATCATCGTTTGATGTATAACTGTCTTTGTCTGTATCTTCTATATCTGCACTATATGCACTTGGTGTTGGTAAATTTTCTTCTTTTCCATGTTCTCTCCATACCATGCTATATCCTTTCTAATGGTAAGCAAAAAGAATGCCATTTCTGACATTCTTTTCTTGTTCAAGAAAGTTTAGGTGTAGTGACCTTTCCACATCTCCTAGCCAAGGGTGACGGTCAACTGTTCCGTCCTCAAAAACTTTCCTTATATAATTATTAATAACACGGAAGAGTCTCTTACTAATTGTAAGAGACCCTACTAATATAGGTAATTGGTAGGTGTGCCCTTTCCTACATTTCTTTTGACCTATTTCTAGGTGCGTGGTAGCACATTCTCCACTTCAATGCCTATATTTTATTCTATCATAATTATACTATATTTATTCTTTTTTGTAAATAGTTTTATTCTTTTCCATTAATTTTTTTAAATTTTTATTTCTTATTCTATACATTGTCATTATAGAATTTTTCTTATGTACTTTGTCTTCACTTATTGCTAATTTTATTATAATATTTATATTTGTTTCTTCAACTTGTTTTATTATCATTGCAGTATTTTCATTCTTATAATCTTTTAATATGTAATCTGGTTCTTTAATTATATTTGGTATCATATTAGAATACAATTCAAAGTCATCTTTATGTCCACCGATGATATGAAAAAATCTCTCATTTGTTAATATTACTTCATCTGTAATTATATCTGTTGATATCTTTGAAAATAATGCAACCTCTATTTTACCTATATTTATGTAGTTTTCTTCCATTTCTTACTCCCTATGAACTTTTGTTTATTATATCTTATTTTTAGATTTTTTTCAACATATATTGTAAATTTTATCCTCCTATTAAAGCTTCTATGTCTTTTCCTGTTCTTCTTGTTTTATCCCTTAAATCATCTAGTAATATTTGTCCTAGTTTTTTGTTTCCTACATTAATTGTTAAGTTTATTTGTCTATCGTTATTATCTAATGATGCAAAATCTGATAATACATCTTCAAATGTATCACGCATAATATTTTGTGGTGTTACAATTTCTGGATTTGATTTTGCTCCTGAATATTCACCTGCTACTACTGCTGTTGCTTCTGTTAATACTCCACCTTTTGCAAGTCGTGGTAATGAAATTGTTCTTATTTGCAATGAAATTGGATTTAAACCTATAAAAGAACCTATTGCATTTGCAACTTTACTTATACCTGATAATAGTTTATTTATACCTTTTATAGTTCCATTTACAAAGCTTTCTATTCCACCTAATATTTTATTAATGATATTTTTTATTCCGTTCCAAATTCCATTCCAGATATTAACAATAGTTGTTTTTATAGTATTAAATATAGTTGAGATTTTGTCTTTCATATAGTTAAATGCTGTTATCACTTTTTCTTTTATTGTTGTAGCTACTTTAATCATTGTTTCTTTTATTGTATTCCAATGTTTAACACATAAAACAATTATTGCTATTAAGGCTGCTATTGCTAATACTACTAATGTAATTGGTGAAGTTAAAACAGCCGTAACAACTGCTGCAATTCCTGCAACTATATTATATAATCCAAGTGCTGCTACAACTAAGCCTATTGCAGTTGCAATAGAACCTACTACAATAGCCCAGCCATCTAATTCATCATTACTTCCTGTTAAAAAGCCCACAAATTCATCAACTTTTTGTGTTACCCATTCAACTGCTTCTGTAAGTTTTTCTATTGCCAACACGCCAACATCTAAAAACCATTGGAAAATTGTACTTTGTGTTATTTTTTTTATTACTTCCAAAAGGTTATTAAATGCATTTGCTAAATTTTGTACTATGGCATCTCCATTTGCATTATTTTGCCATGCATTTTTTATGGCTTCTGATATATTTCCTATTATTGCTAATATATTTTCCAAAATTGAATATGCTGTACCATTTGTTATAATATTTTCGAAACTTTTCCATATAAATGAAATTAATCCACCCATTTGTTCTGCTGTTGTTTTTAGTTTTTCAATTACTTGACTTCCATAATTATCCCAGCTTTCTTTTAGTGGCTTAAAAAATTCATATAATTTTTGTCCGAACGAACTCATTTGATTGTCCATTTGTGACAAATCTATACTAGGTGATGTTGTTACATCTCTGTTACTTGAGTTATTATCTGAAACATTGTTAATTTCACTATGTACACTTGATAAAGATTTACTTGCTTGTTTTGCACTACTTGATGTATTTTTCATTGATGAAGCTGTTGCTTTAGCAAATATGTTTACTCCTGACATTGCATAAACTACACTTTGAATAGCTTTCATCAATTGATATACTAAACTAGTTACATATTGTATAACTGGTGCAAATACACTTCCCATTGCATATTTCATATATTCTATATCTGCACTTAATTGTTGTGCTCCTTTATTTTGACTTCCTAGCCAAGATTGAGCACTACCACTTAATGCAGAATAGATACTTCTTAAACTAACTAAGGCTCCCACATATTTTAATACATGTCCTAGTCCATTTTTTATCCCACCATTCCATTGTTTTATTTGGTTCCTAATTTTAATTGTTATTCCTGATATATTATTTATAGATGGTGTTATTTTCTTTAAACTTGAAAAAAAGCTAGAGAAAAAGTTTCCTTTGCCTCCTTTTTCTAGCTTATCTTTTTTATTGTTTAATCTTTCTAATTCTGCTTCCGCTTCTATTATTTCTTTAGTGTTTAAATGTATCTTACCCTCTTTTGCGTTTTCTAGTTTTTCTTCTACCTCACTTATTTTATATTTTACTAATTCTAATTCTTTTGAGCCTCCCACTTGTTGAATTTGTTGTTTAAATTGTCTAACAAATGGAATAACTTGTTGAATTTTACTTTTTATCATATCCCACAAATTAATTGAATTAGTATTTGGGTTAATATTTTCTGTATTATTATTAATGCTTCCTCTATAGCCAGTTATTTTGGTTTCAGGAGTTTTAATCTCAGGTGCTTTTATTTCTGGAATTTTAACATCTTCTGATGCACTTTTCAGTGTCTTTAAATGTCCTGTTAATTTCATTATTTCTTTAGAATAACCAGTAATATTCTTTATATTAAATGTTTGTCCATTTATTGTCATTCCACTAATATCGTTTGGATCAAAATTACCATTAGTATTTTCTTTTGAACCTTTTATATTATTACTTTTTATGCTTATATCTCCGTGCAGTATGTTGCTTATGTAATGCATCTAATTCTTTTTTTACTTGTCTTATTTGTTTTATTGCTTCTGCATTTGTTATTTTAATCTTTATTTGATTATTTTCAGAACTTTTTTTCAAATTTGCTAATTGTTTTTTTACTAACATAAATGATTGATTGATATTTTTTTGAAATTCTTTCATATCTACTTTTGAAAAAGCTTCTTGTGCTTGTTTCATTACTTCCTTTATTGCTGGTAAAAACTTCTCAAATTCTTTTAATGCTTCTTCTACTTTTGCAGTTACAATGATTTCTATTTCTTCCACTGTCATAAGCTAATCCTCCTTTCATTTTTATATTTTTTGTTATATAATCTACCTATCTCTTCTCAGAGATGTTATCAGGTATATAATGTTTCTAAAAGAATATAAAGACAAATAAAAACACCTACCTAAGTAAGTGTTTTTTCATATTTTAATGGTATTTGTATATATATTCTATTATTTTTCTTAGTATTTCCGACAATTTTTACTCCATCTATTTCAAATTCATTTATTACTTTACCCGATATAGATAAAATATCAGCTTGAGTAACATTTTGAGGAAAAATTCCCTCGTATTCAGTTATATATTTTTCTTTTATAATATTTATAACTTTTACATCGAATCCAAGTTCTTTATATATCTCTTGGATTTTATCAATAGTAATCTTTAGCTCTATATCTGTTATTTGAGTTAATTTATATTCACTCTTATGAACTATTACTTCTTTTTCATCATTATAGCTTAATTTCTTACTATTATTTTCTATACTGATTAATGAATTTGTTGTCTTAAACTTATTGGGCTTGTAGTTTCTTTCATTTTGTAATAGTGCAGTAACTATATTGCTTATTAATTTTATAATAAAAATTAAAAAATATATTTCTACTTTAACAACTATATAAAATAAATAAAAAGGCAAGCATAATAAGAACCATATCAATTGAAACATTTATCTTAACCATCCTACTTTAATAATTGTTGTTTTTTTCTTTCAAATTCTTCTTGTGTTATTATGCCTTCATCTAGTAATTTTTTAAATTTTAGTAGTTCATCAGCTTGTGATATGCTACCAAAAGAAGTCTTTTCACTATTAGAATTACTTTGTAGATCATTTATTTTGCTTATCATTTCTTCTGCTGTTTTCTTAGTAGCTTCAATTACTATCATTTCAGTAATTCCTTTTATTCTTATTGTAGCTAATGATAGTGTTGTTTTATAATCTACTGATTGTATATCTTGTATTTTAATTTGCTTACTTATAGTCTTTCCTAAAATCGAACTTAAAAAGAATATTCTTTTATTTGTCAATACTATTACTCCAGCATTTTTCTTTTTAGTATCCAATCCAATATTTACTTTTAAATTTTCATTATTAGGTTCAGTATACACATTATAAACACAGGCAAACTCCACATTTTCATCATTTGATAACATTGTTTCTGCCTTTTTTATCATTCCAGAACATGCCAAAATTCCTAACATTGTTCCATTTCCTTTTACAGCTTCTTTTATTGTCATAGCTATTTCTCCCCTTTATTTATTATTATAAAAGGATTATATCACTTTTTCAGAAAAATGTTGTCGAAATTTGTCGAAAATATAATTTTTATATATTTTTTAACTTTTAAATAGCATTCTTTGTTCTTCTAATGTTTGTTCTTTTCCTTCTTCATCAAATAATTCTTTGTAATTTTCTCTAATAAGAATTACTTTTGCATTTTGATTCATACAATCACCTGCTATTAATTTGTTTGTTACAGCTTCTTGCAAGTTTATTTCACGCTTTAAATCGTCAATTATTTTCATAAGATGTGTTTGACAATATACGTTTATTTCTGAATATCTACTATTCCAAAATTCATTTGGTTTCATATCAAAATAATAAGCCAAGGGTTCTATTGAATATATCAATTCTATCAAATTATTGGATTCTTTTATTATTTCTACAATATCATTTAATCCTCGTAATTTTGAAATCCTTGTTCTTGAAATTGTTTCTCTGCTATTTTGCTTACTACACTTTCTGTTGATTTTTGAATTAAGTCGTTCATATTCATTGTTAATAAAGGATTTGATGTCACTTCTTTTAATTCTTTCTTTGACATCTTCTTTTTGAAAAAACCCTCTTCATTCAACGCCTCTGCTATCTTTGAATATAAATCACTGATTGTTATTCCTTCTTTTCTACAATCATCTATAAAATCATAAACTTCTTCTGATGATGTAAATACACTTTTTTCATCTTCATTTTCTGCTAATTTAAATATTATTTTTGACAATGCTTCTATATCTAATATAGAATATGCTTTTGTAAATACTTCTTCAAAATTTTTATTTTTTAGTAGATTAGCTATGTCTACTATTTTTCTTGTTTTTAGTACTAAATTAATTGTTTTATTCTTGGTTTCTATAATCATTTTCTATCTCCTTTGCAAAAGAGAGAAGGTTTTACCTTCTTACCTTCTCCTAATCTTCAAATTTTGTTGCATCCCCTTCAATTGGATATCCATCTGTTTCAACAACTTTTGAATTTTTAAACACTCTCATAGTGTCTTTTATAAAATCTCCATCATTAACTTCTTGACCTGCTATATCTATTGTACATTTAACTGTTTGAACTAATGGTTTTCCTGCTACAGATGCTGTTGATTCTGGATATTTTAAAAATAAATATATTTCTGTGTCTGCATCTGCTATCCCTGTCATTGTTTTATGTGTCTCTTGTATAAACATTGTTTCGATATCAACAGCTTCTGCTTTTCTTTTTCCTTTTGCCATTCTTTCTTCATCTAAATCTAACGCACTATAAGTTTGCCCATCTTTTAAAGCTTTTAATTGTCCAATCTTCTGAACATAACCTATTTTAATTCTATCTCCTGTCAATGTTGTTGAATATGATAGTTCTGTCTTCATAGCAATTTGTGGTGTTGTTGTTTTCGCTGTACTTCCTGCCATCTTTAATTCCTCCTTATTATTTTAAATTAAAAGAAGCCGTTATTGAATTATAACGAACTTCAAATGTTATTGTTATACCATATTTTTGCAATATAGAGTCGTATATTGCTGGGCTGGTATTTGTCCTTATAAAATTTAATTCTTGAAGTTTTGTACTAACTTCATCTGTCATTTGCATTGCTTGTCTTTGTTTTTCATTCCAACATGTTATAGATATTTGAAATGTAGACTTTATTGGAAATGCATTTTCTGTTTTATTCACAGATTTCAAAGGTGTATGTAATTCAAGACAAGGAAATTTACTTGTTGTTGTTGGATTTGTTAATATTTGTTTGTATTTTAATGGTTCTAATTGTTCATATAATAAATCACTGAAATCTTTTATACTTAAATCTCTCATTTGCATACCTCCTTTAACATCTGATCTAATTTTTTCTTGATAATCTCTGCGTTTTTATTTCTACTTTGAAATTCAGCATCTCCAAGGAAATGATTTGCTTTTGCTCCAACTGCAACATAAAATTGTTTGTTATTTATAGTTACAATCGGATAACTTAATGACCTCCCTACTTTGTTTACAGGTATATACCATTCTGTATAACCTGATTCAATAAAGTGCTTTGTTTTTCCTATATGTTCTTGTTCTGCATATTGTCCTGTTCCAAAATACTCAAACCACAAATATGATTGACCATTTTCAGTAACAAATTTAGAAGGGTCTGCATAAACCCTTCCCTTTACTTCTTTGGTTGACATATCAATCATTTCAATTAATATTCCGTTTTCCTTATGACCTTTTTCCAATCTTATAGCATAACCTCTAATACTATTTAAAACATCTTCTGTTATTTCTTTTGCCATCTCTGGTACCTTTTGAATTATAGCTTCTATATTTTTAAAATTATGTTTTACTTTTATGTTACAATTAAAATTAATCATTTTTGCATTTTCTCCAATATGTATAACATTGTACTACCTATTTTTAAAGCATCTTTTACATAATATTCTGGTATAAAATCTTCTAGCTCCGATATATTTTCAAATGATATTCCATCACCTTTATTTATAAGATACTTTCTTGTAGTTCTTGCTTTATATCTACTATAGTCAACTTCTCCTGTTGATTTCCTATCGAGTTCATTTATATCCTGCTGAATATTTAAATAAGCTATACCAACATTACTTTCCTTTGCTAATTTATATACTTCTAGCTCATTCAATTCTTTTACTGACATTTCATTTATTTCTTTTACCGACAAGCCTTTTCCTTTATATCTCCACTTTTTTTCTGTTTCTCCGATGGTCTTCTATTTCTTTATATTCTGATATGTAGACTTTTGTTAAATCTCGTAATAACATTAAAGTAGCCTCCTTATTGTTGATACATCTATCCTTAATTTCTTTTCTATATCATTAAATGTTGAAGAAACACTTCCTTCATTTCTTGATAAAAGGCCTTCTGCTCCTCTGCATAAATATTCGGATATAACAGCTTTTTTTATGTATGGAAATAACTTTTTATCATCTTCTTTTCGATTAGAAGCAGCACAGGCAATAGAAGTCATATCATCTATTATGTCTTTTATTACATTATCTGTATCTTCAATGTAATTTGCTCCTAATCTTTGCTTTATTTGTTCTAACATCTATTGCCTTCCTTTCTATCCTTTTGAGATTATTCTTGCTATAGCGATTTCTTTATGGTTATATGTATTTCCATCAGAACCTACTACTAAATCCCAGTTTGCTCCATCTGCTAATTCTTCATCTGTTGGTGAATCTGTTGCTTGATTTTTCATTAAGTAACTAACACCATGAGGAGCCATTACTTTTCTTTGTCTTTCATATAAGTAATCTCTATCATTATCAGCATCTCTATCCATTTCATGAGGTACTTTTGCTCCTAAGTCTTCATAGTCAAATGCTCCTTTTCCGAAAACATAAGTAACATACTTAGAATCTCCATATCCTGAAACTTCATAATAGTTTCCAATATTTTCAACAGAAGGTTCTGCAACTGCTGTATAATTTGTTCCGCTTTTTGTATAATATGTTTTTCCTTCTGTTAAAGTTTTATCAGAAGTTTTTGCATATATTGGGTCTCCCTCTTCTTCTGTTATTTCGTCATATTCAATTAATAATTTTCCATTCCATGTATAAACATTTAGTTCTCTTTCAATTCCATTTGGGTCATTGTATCTTAAGTTTGTTACTAATTTTTTTCCTTCTAGATTTGTTACTATTACAGAGTTTGCTACTGCTAATTTAAAGTTTCTTCTTCTATCTCCACATGCTTTTTGTAACGCTGTATTTAATGTTGTTTCAGCTACTGATGACTCTTTTTCTCCTGATATATCATATGTGTGTTTTGAAGCAAAAACTTTACCTGCATCTGATTTCATTGAGAATAATGCTTTTGTTATAATTAATAGTACATCTTCCCATGCGCTATCCCAGTAATCTCCTAGTTGGTCTGCAACTTGACTCATAAAGTCTTTTTTAGATGTTACATCATATGTAAAGTCATCTTCATAAAACTTGTCTTTTCTACCAATAGCAACAACACCTTGTTTATATGTTGGTAATGTTTTTCCTTCATCATATTTTGTTTTTCCATCATAGTTTACTGGTTTTCCTTTTAATCTTCCTATCATTGGAATTATTCCATATTCAGCACCGGTTTGTGATGCAAACATTTCTCTTATTCTATTGTTTCCTTGTAATACTCCTGATTTTATTAATAAATTTAATCTTTCTTGTGGGATTGTGTCATAATAAGCACCGAATGCTCTTTCATTAAAGTATTTTTTGTTAAATGTTCCTGTACTTGTAAAATCTGCCATTTTTTATACCTTCTTTCTTTTAATTTTTATATTTTGATAATTTGCAAAGTTCTTCATAAGTCATTTGACTTTCTGGTTTAGAACCTTCAATTGAATCTCCTGTTTGAGGAGCAGGTTCTCTAGAATACTCATTTATTGTTTTTTCTCTCTCTGCTTTTGATACTTTTTCAAATATATCTAATTTTGAATTGATACTTTCAGCAGTTTCTTTTGAAAAATCAATAGTTTCTATATATCCTAATGAGATACCTCTTTGACTTGCTTGGCGAATTGTTTCGTCTTTTAGTCTATAAGCATTTAGTTCATTTTCAGCTTTATTTGCTCTAGCTCTTTCTTGCTCTAATTCATAAGATTTCTTTTGATCTTCGTCCATCTTTGCAAGTTTATCAGCTTCTGCTTTCTTTGCTTCCATTTCTTCTAAAATTGCTTGTCTTTGTTTTTGCTTTTCAGCATTAATCATTTTGTTTACTTCATCTCTTGTAAAAGTTTTTTCTTTATTTTCTTCTACTTTTGACGTTTCAACTTTTTCTACACTCTCGGCAGTAGATTCCATATCTTTTTTTATTTCTTCATTATTTTCCATAAATAATGCCCTCCTTTAACTTTCTCGGCTAAGTTATAACCAAACTATTTGACTTTTTACGGAAGTCTAACCAAATAAAAATAGACCTTTTAAAGCCTTGTCTAGGGCATAAAAATAAGAACTAGTCGACTTAGCTCTTGTTATATAATTATAAAATGTTAATAACTTATTTATTGATTGAACACTCCATTGTATCTTTTAATACCTTATCTGGTGTATCAATTTTATTCGTTGTTTTGATTATTTCATTCTCTATAATATTACAAAACAGCCCTATAATTGGTCTAAATATTGTAATTATAGTAAATATGATCCAATACCAAGTAGGCATTTGTAATTTAATGCTTAACATTAAAACTAATAACCACATATTATTTTTCCTCCTTATCTTCGTATGTCGCCATATAATTTTTCTTTACATCAAAATTAGTTATTTCATCTGGTGTTAATTTTGCATAAATTTCAATATTAGCAACAAATTTTAAATCGTTTGTTATATCATCTGCTCTCTTTATGAGTTCTTGTCCTATTGCTATAATAGATTTCTTTACATTTTCATTTACTTCTGTTTTTAATTGTTCTTGCATAATTCCTTCTTCTTTCCATAATAAAAGCACCTACTTTTTAGTAAGTGCTTAAAATATTGTTTTCTTTAATTTATTGTTTCTCATGCTTTCTTGTTCTTCTTTTATTAATTTTTCATACTCTTTTAGTATGTCATCAGGTGTGTTTTCTTTTAATTTTGTCCTATTTCCATTTTCGTCTTCTTCATCAGATAACCAATCTAACCATCTAGGATTCAGTATCATTTATATCATTCCTCTCATTATTTTTATGATTTCTCTACTTAATATACTTGCGTTTTTTCCATTTCTATAATAATCTGAAAATGCTTCTCCTATTGTCTCACTATATTTCGTTTTTGCATATTTAGAAATATTATTCCTTAATAAGTCTTGTGACATTTTATCATTAACTCCTAAATTATTAAATGCTTTGGCTACAATTTCTTTTGTTGTTATATCATTATTCCAGTCTTTAATTATTAGATTTTTATCAGCATATCTGTTTTTAATTATTTCATATGTAACACAATGGCCTAATTCGTGATTTCCTAAATCCTCATACTTTGTATTTTTAGGATGAAATCCATTTTTTACATCATTTTGATATTGTTCTTTTACTATATTTTCATCTCCATAAAAGTTTCTACTTACTTCCATTATACATTTATTATCCTGTATATCTGGAGTTATATTTAATCCTCCATATGGATGTTCTATTACTCTTATTTCTTTTATTGCATTTTCTATTTGTGGAAAATCTTTATAAACTTTATTCATATTATTTAATGTTTTCAATAATGCTTCTTTATCCAATCCTTTTAATTTGGCTTTTTGAACATTATATTTATTTTTTACAATCTTTTCTAAATCACTATCAAAAATACCATACTTCTTTTCTAGTTCATAATATGGTAAATACACAACATAACTTCTGCAATGGTGATAATGGTGCATTATTGTTGGAAGATTTAACCCCAAAACAAGTCCTCTACATCGTATCCTTTGCATTGTTAATTCTTTTTGTGTTTCTCCGCCAGTATCTATCAAATACATTTTCTTTATTGATATAAAACTCTTGTCCATCAAGGCTTTGGCACATCAACGTAGTTCTATCGTCCTCTACTGCAACAAATCTAACTTTTGCATTATCTTCTGCAACTGATTTTATTCCTTCAACTTTTGCTAAATTACTTAAACCTATTAATGTTAAATCCATATAGCCTGATATTTTGTCATTATTTATATTGAGCTTTTGATTATTTTGCTTGTTTATTATATTCTGATAAACATTAGAATCGATTTTTAGGCTTTTTTGTTGCATTATATCACAAATTACTTGTTTGTACAATTGCTCTGTATTATATTTGATTATTATCTCAATATATTGTTTTAAATTAAATCCTGAATAATTAGGTTGATCCAATAATGCAAGAAACAAAGCCATTGGAATTATTGATGAATTTTTCTTTTTGGTTACTTCTTGTTGTCCTTGTTCATAGTAATAATTAACATCTTCATACATTATTTGATTTTCTTGCTCTTCAAGTTTGCTTTGTTCTTCTATATATACACTATAAATAAGTAATTCAAGTATTTCACTATTCTTTACTCTTGTTCTTTTATAAATATTGTATGCTAATACAGTAAAGTAGTTATTGCTTTTTAGTAGTCCTTGTTCTTTCCAACCGCTCTATATATGTATTTATTCTTTTTTTAGTTTTATTATCAGCTATATTATATATATTTTCTGATGTAAAATTAAATGTATCAAAGAGTTCTTGCAATCTTAATTGTGTTTGTTTTGATGTTTTATTATATAGTTGTTTTAATTGTTTCATATAATTATCATGTTGCTCCCACATATAAAGCACCTCTATTCTTTATTAATTTGCTTATTAACTACTTTTGCTTGTTCTTTCTTATCGTCTGCTGTTAGTTTTTGTGCTTTCTGTGTATCTGTTAAATCTGTTACTTTATCATCTTGCTTATCTTGCTCTACTCCTGTTTGTCCCATAATTTGCATTTGTTGTAAATTCTTTTGTATGTTTTCTTCATTTTGTAGATCCATTTTTGCTAATTCGCTTGTTGCATCTAAATCAAGATTTAATAAATTTATAACTGTCTCATCTGGTAATAATCCTCTTACTTTTAATGCATTTGTAATGTCCGTTGCCTTGTCTGATGGTAAATTTCTATTTAATTTCACCTCAATATCTCTAAAATCATACGTTTTGCTTTTTTCCTTATTGAATTTTTCTAATATAATTCTCCATCTTCTTGTTAATCCTTCAAGAAAATCTCCTTCAAATGTTGCTATATATTGTTGTAAGCCAAAAAACTTTTTTTCTAATGCACTATTATTATCTGCTGATGTAAAACCTAAATCAGTCATATTAGGACAAAATGAACATAAACATATAATATCCATTAATGTTTTTTTATGGTTCTGTAATGCTGTATCATTTACATTCTTTTCAACCCACCATAAATTACTATCAACTTCTCTGTTTCCATCTAAATATCTTACTCTACTTGTTAATACATACTCATCTTCTTTTTGTCTTGCAGGATTTATGATATCCTCGCCTTTATCGTTTTGTATAATCATTGGATTTTCTGGTGTATATCCTTTTACTGCCAATATTGCCTCGTCATTATATTTGAATACATTTCTCGAATTTTGAATACATCTTTCATACGCTTTTATTAAACTTATTACCGGTTCAAATATTGCCATTCCATCACAATTTTCTATTGCTGTTGCCGGTATATCGTCATCCCATTTTTTGGGCTGTTTCTCTTTTATATTTTCTTTAAATAATGATTCATCTTTAAATTGTTGTTCGTATATTGGTGTCCCAAATAATTTTCTTTTTTCTGGTGTATCGTAATAGTACCTTTTTCCATCAGCAGTTGTTAGTTCTATCATTTGTTGATATTCACCATTTGCCATATATGTACGGATTATTCTATATATACCTATTATTTTTTTTGGTAATGAATAATCCCATATAGCAACCGTTTCTAACGCATCACTTCTTGTTATTATTATTTCTCCTGTAGTTTCATCTTTATAATATATTTCATAACAAGCTCTTTTTACTAAATAATCTAAAACCATGTGTAAAAAATGTGAACCATCCTTATTATAATCAACTATATGTTTTATTAATTCTTCTATTTCTTTTATTTCTTGTTCATCGTTAGTTTCATGATTAAATAATTCTTTTATTATCTTGTCTTTGTCTGCATTAAAAGCTTTTACTTTATAAGTCGGTGCTTTTCCTCCAAAATAACCTGCTGACATAATTGATATATATCTTTCTAATGGTACTTTTATATCTTCATCATCCAAACTTGCTAATTCTTCGTCTGTTAGTTTTCTTCTGAACTTCTCATATAATTCTTTTCTAATGTCTAATTCTTCTTGAGCTTTAAAATATATGTCTGTTATACTTCTTTCTTCTGCTAATCTTTCCTTGCTATATCTTAACATTGTTCCCTCCAATCAAAAAAAGCACCCACTTGGTAGGTGTTACATTTTTATAAATGATTTATTAGTCATTTCCATATTTATATTTTTAGGTTTTGGATTTTCATATACCCCTGTTAAACAATCTTCTGCATCATCATGTTCATTTTTTCCTGTTCTTACATAATGTTTTAAATGTTTAGCAAACTCTGGCCATCTATCTTCCCAATTAATAGGAAAATACACATTGTTCATTACTCCTGTTGAATTACTTAATATTCTCGCAACTTTATTATCTCCTTGATGAAACCATCTAACATTTGTATGTCTGTTACCCAATTTTCTTAAATTTGTTATTACATTTCTTGCAAATCCTCTGCCACCGTTGTTACTTTCTATATTTGCATTTCCAACATTATCTTTGGTCATCATTTCTGCTACTGCTGGTTCTGTTACTTCCATCGGATCTTGTGTAAAAATAACATCTAAAATATAGTGTTCATTATTATACATCTGATAATCTATTGAACATAAATAATCATCACCTTCGTCTGCAGTATCTGTATAGTTCATAACATAATGTGCTGGTGGTAATTTTTCATAAGTTTTAAATAATGTATATAATCTATTCTTTACATCTATTGGCTCTTGTTGATAGTTAGCGTAAACAATGTCTTTATTCATATTCTTTGTTTTAAATTCATAATCTTCTTTGCTTAATACATCTTCACACAACATTGAGCCATCTTCTTGGACTGCTTTGTAATTTATATGTCTTACATTAGAATAATTCTCTAATATATATCCTGCTAAATCATTACTAGACCATCTTGTCATTATTATAATTAGCTTAAATCCATTTTCTGTCCTTGATAACATTGTATTATTAAACCAGTCTATATGATTTTTTAATGTATTTTCGTTATAGGCTTCTTTTGCATTTTTTATAAGGTCATCTATTATCATTATTGTACAACCAAAACCAGTTGCTGTACCTGTCGGTGACGTTGCTAGATAATTTGATACTTTACTCCCAGCTAATGCCCACTTTTTTTGTGTTGCTTCACCATCTTTAATTTTTGTATTAGGAAATATATCATTATACACAATTACACCTTCTGTTTTTTCAGAGGCTATTGTGTCTCTTACTGATTTTGCAAATGAACTTGATAGATCTTCGTTGTACGATCCTGTCATTATTTTTTCATTTGGGTTTGTTCCTAATACCCATTCTACAAATTTCCCAGCAGTTCTAGATTTACCGATGTCTAGGTGGCATATTAATTACGCATACTTTTTCATCACTCTTATAAAAATCTTGTAATTGATAGCATAAATCTTTTAAAAAGCCTCGTTCTTCTTTATAAAAATCATATGCGGTTAATTTGCAATACTCAAAAAAATCACGTCTAGCTAATTCTAAACGTGCTTGCTCTTTTATTTTTTCTTTTACATCATTATTCATTTAGTATCTTTCTCAATTCTTCTGTTGACATTCCTGAAAATGGATTATTGGTATTAACATTACCATCAATCGTTACCTTTTCTTTAAACATTCCTAAATGTCTTCCTAGCAATTCAAGAGCTTTTGTTTTATCTAATAGTTTTACTTTTTGAGTATCTCCTATTTTTTCTCTGTCATCTCTATATCCTTCGTATTCTTCTAATGTTTCTAATGATGATATTGCCCCTGCAGTTTCACTATCCATATCAGCTATGTTTTTTAATTGTCCATTTTCTGTATATAGTTTTCTTATGTCTAAAAATGCTATTTTAGCCAGCTCTTTTATTACCATGTCTTGAGTTATTTCAGTTCTTTTTTCTCGTTCTTTCATTCTTTCTGATATGTATTCTTGAACCTTAGCATTTCTTAGTAATTTGCTGCCATTCACATTAGCCGTTTCATCTTTTTTACATCTCAAATAAGCAACCTTATATGCTCTTGTTGCATTAAGGTCTATTAAATACTCATCACAAAATCTTTTTTGTGCATCTGTCATATAAGATCACCTCTCTTTCTATTTAATCTTTATTTTTCTTCAAAATATTTATCTACTATTTCATGAATAATATCATAAGAATTTGATACTATATCAGCAACATCTTCTTCTGAATATTGTTTTTCGCAATGTGTTATATAATTATCTATATAGCAATGTGTTAGTTCATGAATTAAAGTTGATTTTTTTCTATCTTCTGGTAAATCTTCATCAATATATATTTTTAAAGTATCACAATATGTAATTCCATAATATCTCATATCTATTGATTTTAGATTTTCTTCTTCATTAGCTTTTCTTATGTTTTGCATATTCTTTATCGCTTGTTGAGATACTTCTGTTATTGTCCATTCTCTGTTGTTTATTTTAAATTTCATTGATTCCTCCTAAATTATTGATGTCATTGTTTTATGATTTTTTAAATAATCTTTTGCACTCCAATACTTAAGTCCTTTTTCTTTACATTTCTTTATATATTCTTCTGCTTTTTGTTTTGTCCATTTCATATTTCTAATTTCCTTCCCGCCGTTTTTACAATTGGTCTTTTATATCCTTCTAATTTCTTTTCTTGCTGATAATTTTCACATTTGGTATAAATTATATCTTCTGTTTCAAACACTTTTATTTTACAATTTGATTTATTTTTACAATTACTACAACATTGTTTTATATATTCATTTATTCTTTCTTCATTTTCCATAAACACCTCTTTCATTTAATAAACACCAAGTAATGATATAGTTATAGAATATTGCACCCTAGAACTAATCGGCTTATTCTTCGATACTATACCAGTTCTACTTTTTGCCAATCTGCTGTTTCTATGTTATATCACTACTTGCTATCTGTTATTTAACATAATAAAAGAGCTTACCACTTCTGATAAACTCTTGTGAATATTTTATTAATTTTTGTGTTGATTTTGCACATGTTCTATTTTCTTTAATGTTCTTTCAGCTGATATTCTTGCATCTATATCAATTATAATTGCATAAATAAACGTAATTATCGCACCACACAAGAATGTATTTTGCTTAAATAATAATATAAATGACACAACTACATATATTATACAATATATAATTTCTCTGCTTACAAACTTTTTTAAATCTTTCTTTTTTATTTCTTCCAAGTGTCTTTCTCCTTTATATTAATTGCTACTCTACTACTTTCCAATCTTCTGCTAGCATATCAGCTTGACTGGCTAGCCAACCCAATTGTACTCCTGATGTTCCTACAAATGCTATTGCTTTATTTCCTATTGCATCATGTTCTGCATTTACTACTTCAGCATTAGTATTTTTATAACTGATATTAGTTGCAAGCTCTATATATTGATTTTTTCCATTCCAACCTTGCCTTTGTACTCTTTTCCCTCTTTTAAGATTTGATATTGCTTCTCCAAATGTAAATGTTTGAATGTTTAATTTTGTTTCATCTATGTCATCACAAATAATCCAGTTGTCTGCAACAATATTATCTAAATCTACAAATATATCTTCTGTTTCTAAAAAAGGGATTACACTTCCATCTTTACAATGCATTGTTATTGTTCCATTTTCTTTTACCCAATAACCTTTCCAGTGTTCTCTTTTTATTTTATGCCCTTGTTTTAATGCTTCATATGCTTTTTTAAATTCCATTTTTCCTATTCCTTTCAAAAAATAATAAAAGAGTAAACATTTAAAACATTTACTCTTACACAAACAAACAAATTGCTTTTGCAAATACTTTAGTCGCTTGGCCTTTGAGATATTTTTCATATCTGCGACTTTTTATAATTTATCTATTATAATTATAATACCTTAGAATCAAAATTGCATCCAAATTTCATCACAATTTTATCACAATTTTTCATTCTCCTGTATTTAATACATCTAACATGCTTTCTATTGCAGAATCTCTTATATTTAACAATTGATTTATTGATTTTGGTTTTTGAAACTCAACACAATATTGTTGAGAAACATAATCCCATTTCGATTTTTGCATATAGTATATTTTTATAATAAACTCTTCTTCCGCTGATAATTGTTGTAATAAGTTTTTAATTCTTACTATCTTCTTATCTAAGTTTTCCTTTATTTCAAGTAATTCTTCTATTTTTCTTTCTAAAAAAGCTCTATCTTCAAAATTAACATGATGCATTTCTTTTGAATATGAAATTGCAGTATTTGCTGTTGTATCTGAGATCTTATTTGTATTTCCATGTATATTGTCATATGCTTGTCCCGATAATTGCATACTTTTTATTACTTCTTTGTCAGTTTCTTCGTTAACTGTTCCTGCATACTCTAATCTTTTTTCATATTCTTCTTTTTTTAATTCAATTTCTGTTAACTTAGCTTGATTCTTATTATGTTCTCTCAACATTTTTTCTAAATCTTCTTTTATGTATTTACTCATATGTACCTCCTTAAAATTTTACTTTTTCTACATTCAAATCTGCTCTTGGTGGTTTTACTACTTCTTTTACTAATCCTAAATCGCTATATTTAAAACATTCTTTACAATGCGTTATCATATCTTCATACATTATAAAATTTGAATATTCTTTTACAAATACGTACTCGTGATTGTTTTTACTTATTATTTTAGGTATCTTCATTTGTGTATTTCCTTTCTTTAATCTTCTAAATAATTATTTTCTAAATATACATAGCCAAAATCTATAAGTGTAATAAATATAATCCAAGTTATCCAAAATATTGCATTTATAAAATTCACATCATCTTCTTTTGATTTAACAATCTCATTAATTGTTTTATTTTTAGAAAATTTATTTTGAGTTATAGTATTGTTATTTATGTATGTAAATAATGTTCCTTCAAATTCGCTTGAAATTGTATAATATTCATATCTTATATGATATTCTACTTCTTTAGTTGTATTATAGCTTTGATTATAAAATTCTATTGTATCATAATCAAAATCAACCCCAAGGAAATTGAACTTATCAACATGAATTTTTTCTTCCTCTACATAATCCCATGTCCAATATTCTTCTGTTGTATAATATATTTCTTCTGTCCCATCAGACTTTATTCTAGTATGTTTTTCTTCTCTATAATGTTTTCTATATTCTTCTTTTACTTTTTTTATGCTTAAGTATATTCCATCTAATTCATCAATTGAGATTCCATTTATTGCTCTTATTGTTCCACTAGCTAATGTATATCCAACATTTGTTTTTATTGCATACTTAAACATTTCTTCATCATTATTTATTTTTAAAGCTTTATAATATTTCTCATTAGATTCATTTACATTATTTTTTATTGCTTCAGAAATAATAATTCCTAATCCTATCAATGCTAATGTTATTGCTATTGCAACCAATGTTTCTCTCTTTGTAACTTTAAAATTTTCAAATTTCATTCTTTACACCTCTATTCGCCAAATAGATTTTTGGGTGCATTTTCTGAAACCTCATATTCTAAATATGTATTATCTAACTTTTCATATCCCATTATGTTAAGTATCATACTATTAGGAAATTTTTTTATATGTTTATTATATTGTTTTACTTGAATATTGTAATTGTTCCTATGTTCTGCTATTAAATTTTCTGTTATGGCTAATTCTGTCATTAAAGTCTTATAATTTTCATTACTTTTCAATTCTGGATACTTTTCTACAACTGCATTTATTAATGTTTCTGCCTCTTCTACATTTCCATTGTTAGCATTTGATCTAGCCTCTACAATCTTTGTTATTGTATCTTGTTCATATTTATTATAACTTTGTATTGTATCAACTAAGTTAAAAATTAAATCCTCTCTTCTTTTTTCTTGAATTTTCATACTTGAACTACTTTCTTTTATTTGTTCTTCTAAATTTATTGCAGCATTATTTGTTCCTATAAAATCTCCTGCTATTATTAAAACTATCCCTAATATTATTCCCAATCCTATAAAAATTTTTTTCATCTATTTTTCCTCACTTTCTTCTATTAGTTCTTGTAAAACATATTGAACTAATTCTGTGATAGTATAATTTTTTCCAATCATTATATCTTCAAGTTCTTCTGCATGAGATTCATCATTTAATTTTTCTATCTTGTCTTTTATCTTTTGAACTGGAATAAAATTTTCTTTAATATATTGTGGTGTTTCTTCTTTGATTACTTTTTGACCTTCTAAAGTATCTAATAATTTATTCTTTAATTCTTCATTTTCTTTTTGTAGTTTTTCTATATATTCTTTATAATGTTCAATTTCTTTCTTTATTATATAATACTGTTGATTTTCTACTACACATGCAACAGCACTTCTCTTTAATTTCTTACCATCTTCATATCCTTGCATATATCCTAACACTTCATTTTGTGCTAATGCTATCATTTGATAATTATTGTTTCTATCTTGTTTTAATTCTTCATTCTCTTTTTGTAGTTTTTCAATTAAATTTAATATCGTTTTATTTGCTCTTATTTCTTGCATTAAATAAGCTATTTTTGGTTCATCTGACATATCTTCTTTTTCTATTTTAAACTCATCAAGCAATCTTTTTGTTCTTGTATTTATTACTTTTAAAGCTTTCTTTTCTTCCTCGTTCATTTATTCCTCGCTTCCTTTAATTCATGAATATTATTTTTATATGATATATTTTGTTGTCTTAACAATTCATTCTCTTTTAATACTCTTTTATAATCTGATAAAATATGTTCCAATATTCTAGTAAGCTCTACAATTTCTTTATTGTAATATCCATGCCAGCCATTTTCTTCTTTATACTCTTTATCTGTTTTTATAGATTTTATAAAATATTCTGCATTTTTTATATCATCTTCTATACTATTTTCCACCATTACCCTCCTTATAAAATTTCTCTTTCTCTGCTTGGTCATAATCAATCATAGTTAATACTGAACACATAGTTTCATAAGACATTTTATTTATTTCTTTCATAGTTTTTCCTTTGGTAATGCCTCGTGTCATTACCAAAGAATTTCTTATAACCATAAATAACGCTAATTTATATTTATGTTTCATTTTATTTAATATTTCTTCCTTTTCTTTCACTTAAAACACCTCAATTTCTTCTACTTTTTCTATGCTAATAGTTTCACAAACTTTTAAATTAAAGAATGTAAACTCTTCTGTTTTATAATCTATTTTTAAGTCTACTTCACACATTGTTTGTTTTAAACATTCAAATATCCATAAAGGTAATTTAATATATTTAGGGTAATTATGATACTTTGCAACATAATCATGTATTCTATTATTAACAATACATTGTAATTCTAAATATTCGATACAATCTTTAGTTGTTCTTTTATTTATTTTTTCTTTCACTATGTATCACTCCTTTTTAAATCATAAATTTTGTTTTATCATTTAACATTTTAACAATTCCTTTAATAATATCTTTAACTATTTCGCTTTGTTTATTATGGCAAATTGAATATTCCTTTATATTAATTTTATCAAATTCAATATTAACATCATTCATATAATTTGTTATTAATGTTTGTACTTCTTCTGGATGCAATGTTTTTACCTCGTGTATTATAGAAAATCTACGGATTAATGCTTCATCTATCATATCTTTACGATTAGTAGCTCCTATTACAATTATTTCATTATCTAATAAATCAAATGATTGCATAAGGCTTATTACAACCCTTGACATTTCTCCTAAATCTTCTTTACCTCTTTTTATTCCTATTGCATCTATTTCATCTAACATAAGTACACATTTTTGTTTTGAAACATATTCAAAAACTTTATCAATATTTTTACTTGTTCCTCCTAATAAAGAAGTTATACATTGTGAAAAATTTAAATAAGCAAATGGCAACCCCAATTTATATGCAACATATTTTCCAAAAGTTGTTTTCCCTGTACCTGTTTCTCCGTATAATAATGTAGTGTTTAAATATCTTATTCCAAGTTGTTTTAATTTTTTATTAGTATTATTAGTCATCTCTATTTGTTTAAAAATTCTTTTTTCTTTATCTGTTATAAAATATCTATTTTCATTAAAAGAAGCACTTACATCTTCCATTTTTAAAATTCCTTTTATATCATAAGGTAATTCTATAAAATTAGGTTGTGTTTCAAGTTCTTTTTTCATATAATCACAAAAAGACTTGTTACTTGCAGCATTTTCATTTTCTAGTATAACTTTTACATAAGATTTTGCTTTTGATAAATCGTTATTGACTACACTTCTAATTAAATTTTTTACATTTTCATTTAATGCCATATCTTATTTACTCCTCTCCAACTCTGTTAAAATTCTATCAATAGCATAGCAATAAGGATAATTTCTATTCCCCATACCTTTTAAAGTATTTGACCAATTTTTTAATAAACTTTTATTATATTCTAAATCGTCATTATATTGCTTATGCTCTATATAATATTTATACCAATATTCGCTTTTTTCTGTTGAGGTCATTGTTTTATCTAATATTTCAGTTATAGCTTCTTTTAACTTTCTATCTTCATTATCTAGTTCGTGATTTGTTGTCATAACCCAATAGTTTTGTAAAGTATTTTTTGTTTCCTTAGATATTTCCTCTTTACTCATATCTTATTTACTCCTTTACTTTAAAAATAAATTTATGTTGAATTTTATCTTCTGTAAATTCTAGTTTTAGTTCTGATCTTTGTATAAAATAATTCATGGGTATTTCTATTTCTCCATTGCAATAGTTTTTTACTACATAAATCAAAGCTTTATATAAATCTAAATCTCTTGTTATTGTCATTATTTTTCTATATTCGTTATTATCTTTCTTTAGCTTTTCATTCTCTTGCTTTAATTTTTTATTTTGAAACATATCTATTCTCCCTTAAATCCAATATATTTTTTTATTTAAATTTTTTATGTTGTAACATATCCAGCAACACCCTTTATTGAAACTTCCTTTAGTGTTTAAAAAATGTATTCTCTTTTTAAATATAAGAATTGATAACTTATCAAAATTTTTTTCATACATTTCTGCTCTTGTTTGTGTTTCTAATGTTGCAAGAGGTAGTAATAAACAAAATGATTTTATTTTACCTTCATCTACTAATTTAAAAGTTCTTTTTATTATTTCGTTCTGTTGACTAAATGGTGGGTTACTAATTAATAAATCGCATTTTATTGGTGGTTCTGTTTTAAAAAAGTCATTTCCTAAATCGTCAAATATGTGTGTCGCTTTATATTTCAGTTTTAATTCATCTGCATATAATTTAAATTGACTATCATAGTTGTTGAATGGGAACCATATATTTTTAAATGATTTTATACCTATTAAATTGTAGATATTTTCTACTACCCATCGAGGAGTTGCAACATGATCTGGATTTGCCATTTTGTCTTCTTCGTATGTATTTATCATTAATTTTTTTCTCCTTGGTCATTCTTCTGTACAAGTTCTAATATTATTTTCAAGTCTATGTTAGGAATTATTGTATGTATTCGCTCAACCTTGTACTTTTGCTTTAAACCCTTAACAATTCGCTTGGCTTCTTCTTTTTCAACCTTCTTTATTTGAAATCTGTATTTTCTTGTATCATTCCCTATACAATTAAACAGACAAGTACTAGCTCCTTTTTCTGTTGTTTCACAAATTCTTGGAAATTGAAACTCTTTTTTTAAATCATTCCATATCATGTATCTATATTCCATCTTTGACTCCTAATAACTCTGGATTATCGTATATATTACCAATTACTTCTAAATCTTCATTATCTTTATATAATACATCTGCTAAATCTACTGTTTGCCTTTCTGTTACATTAAAGCAACAATTATCTTCACAATATTCAACTATTCCCTTGTTTATAAAACTATCGTTGCCTCCACCTTCATAAGCCATTTCCCAGTCTTGATATAAAACTATATCTCCGCTCATATATTTTTTTCCCGTTTTTATCGTGTAGTCCTGTGTATTGCATTAGTTCCACTTTATTTGTAATATCTTTATATTCAAAATCTTCGTAATCATCATAATTACTATCTTTTTTAAAAACCTGTTCTTGTCTCAAAATAAACGGATAATTATATAAATAATCTTCGTCATCAAAATATGTCATTTTTTCAACTTCTTTATCGTATGCTCTGAACTTTATCTCTCTATTCATCTTCTCCTCCTACTTTATAGCAATTAGCCATCATTTGCTCTTTTGTTAGTATTTTTTGTATATCTTCTGCTAGAATAAAGTTCATATATCTACTATCTACTCTTATTTCTATTGGCTCCCATAAATCTCTTGGCTTATATACATCTAGTACTTGCATTCCATTTACATAGTCTCCAATCTCTATTAAATCCATTAGTTGTTTGCTGTGTTTTGCTATATAATCTTCACAACATTGTAGTGGCGTTTTTCTATTTCTTATTTTTATAAAACAATTAAAAAGACTTTTATATAAACTGTTTTCTTTTCTTGAACTATATCTATCAAATACACCGATTTCTCCATTTTTAGTTCTAACATATTCTCCAACTTCAATTCTATCTTCCATCTGAACCTCTTTTTCTAGTGTTTTCAACCAACTTTTTAATTAAATTTGTATAATATCTCTGTTCTGGTCTTAATGAGTCTGCAAAACTATCTAAATCATCTAATTCTTTCGCTTTTCTTTTTAATATTGCTTCCTTTTCTTCTTGATATAACTTATCATCTACTCCGTTTAATCTTCTTGTTGCTATTAATTCTTCATCATCGATTACATCTGCCATGTATTTTCTCCTTTCATTTTATCTAAATATGTACACCCTACTGCATATGCAGCCCAGATATCTGCTTTAAAACCATAAAACCAACCTGGATTCTTCTTAGTTCCAACTACACCAAATCTATCTATTAATGCTTGTCTAATGTTGCTATCTTTAGCTTTCATAGAATGACACAAGTTCATTTTTTCTTCTTTTCTGTATATAAATTTATAATCCTTATCGTATGCCTCTATAAATCTTCCAATCCATACACAAGTCTCAAAAACTTCTTTTCCAACTGGCATTCCATAACTTGCTATCATTTCAATAACCATTGTATAGTAATTAACACTATTAGATAACTGGTCATATATTATATTTAATAATCTTTCATTTTTTACTTTTCCAAACTCTTCTGGCTCATATGTTTCTTCATTGATAAAACAATATGCGCTTTCTATATTGCCAGGATCTATCGCTAGTATTTTCATATTCTCATTTGCTCTCCTAAATCTATATTTTTTTTAATCGGCTTTTCTGAGTATTCACATTCTTCTACTCCAACAAAATTAATATCTTCTAATCTCATACAGCCGACCGCATTTTATACATTCACCTTTCAATTCTGGATAATTGTATTTCATTCTCTACTCCTTAAAATTGTACTGGTTAAATTCTACTGATATTTTCTCCATGAACTTATCCCATGTTTTTGATGTCTTTATGTATCTTCTTACTCTTTCTAGTGTTTCTTTTTCACCTTGCATCTTTCCTGCTTCATATACACAGATACAAAATATAATTATTAATATTACTTTAAACATTGTTTAGCCTCTTTCTTCCTTGCTCTGTTATTTGATACACTACTTCCTTGCAGTGTGTTTCTATGTCTAATTCTTTTCCAACTATACATACTTGTCTTTTCTCTAACAGACTTGTCAGCCTTGGCCTTGCATGATTGTAATCTATCTCTTTGGTATATCCTCGATATGCCATATATCTTGCTACTTGTTTGGCTGTTAATTCTTTATATTCGTTTAATATTTTTAATACTTGTATTTCTCTTTTTGTTTTATCTACTTTTTCGTTTGCTTCTCTTCTTGTTTCTTCACTAACTTGATTCATTTGTTTCACTCTCCTTTAGTTCAAATTTTGATATAAAAAGTCTAAGTTTCCATATTCTCTTTGTCCTTGCATCTTACTATCTTTTTTCTTAAACTTCTTATCTTCTTCTTCTGCCTCTAAAATATTTTTTATTCCTTGTTTAGACCAATTGTTTAATATTGCTTTTATGTATTGTATTGTCCTTTTATTTGCTTCCACGGACTTTTTCATTGCAAATATGATTAACTCTTTATCCATTTCCTCAGCATAACTTGCCAATACTTCCAATCCATATGGGGTTATTAAGCCTATATTTTCATTATAAAAATCAATAATATCTTGTAAATTGTTAACACAACTATCATTTACTTTATTATCTATATTTATATTTTCATTTATATTTGCATTTTCATTTTCCATATGTTCTTCATATGAATTACATATGTTTTTCATATCTTCTTCATATGTTTCTTTTTCTTCTTTTTTCCTTCTATTGTTTCTTCTACTTTCCGAATAAGCTTTTCTTTTATTGATTTCATATTCTAATCTTTCATTATAGTAATTACCATCTTCATCTTTTATAAATTTAGAGAAAATATCTTCATTATATGTTTTACATACACTTAACATATCTTTTTCTTTCAAATGTCCTTTTTGATGTTGCAAGCATAACAATTTTATGTATTGACCTATTTCTTCATCTGACATTAACATTGTTCCAGATAAAAAATCACTACTATAAAATAAAAACGCAGGATCTTTCATTATTTTCTCCTTTCGTATCTACAATATAAAGGATAAAACTTATGTCTTATCCCTTGCTGTTTTATTTAAGATATTTTTCCAAATAATTCTTGTAACTTCTTTTCTAATTCCATTTTCATCTGTACCATTTCTTTTTCTAATTCTTCTTTTGGTGTTAATCCAATTTCTATTGCTTTTTTTATATCTTTTTCTGACAAATTACTTTCTTTTAAAAGAGTAGAACTCAAATGAGCTAGTGCATACATTAATTCATGCTTAGTTCCTGCAATCGCTATCTTTACTCCTTCATTTTGAGATTCAATTAATATTTTAAAATTTTTATTCATTTCTATTTCCTCCTAATTTAATCTTCTAATCCTATCACTGAACCTATTGCTATGCCTAACCATGCAATAAGTCCTCCTACTTCGCAAAATATTATTCTTACTATTCCTAATGCTATTCCTAATCCATTTGTTGGATTTATTGAATTAATTATTTGTACTATTCCTCCTACAAACATTAACCACGCTCCTACATATATTCCTAGTGCAATTCCTACAGTTGCTATTAAAATTCCTATAATTTTTTTCATTTTTTCCTCCTAATATTTTTTATAAATAACTTTGTCCAAATATTTGTATAAAGTTTTCTGTTTTATAGTGTTTTTTGAACTCTTTTTGTGCAACTTTATGCAATTTATCTTGCAAAGTTTTATCATTTGTCACTAAATTGTGACATTTTCTACAAATTGGTATTACTAATCCGTATTTCATACTAACTTGTCTATTTTTTCCTTCTAGTAATTCGTGTAAATCATCTTTTGGAATATTTTTCATCCCTTTTTTAGTGCATATATAACAATGTTCTAAATTTTTTGTTATTATGCTAAATCTATTTCTCTCTAATTTTGCTAACTTATTACTTTTTTGTTTTATTTGACTACTTTCAGCCTTCTTTTTGTCTTTTCGGCCACTCTCTTTTGGCACTGGGTGAAAACTTTGACTTAAATCAGTTACTATCATTTCTTATCCCATTCTTTTAATAAACTTTCTATTTCTTTATTACTTTTTGTTTCTATATCAAACTGCTTACATTCTTGTACTATTAATTCTATTAACCTGCTCATTTCAGCTGTATTATAAACACTAGACCCATAATATGTAATTACATTTGTAAAACCGTTCTAATTTGCTTTTCGTTATTTCTGTTATCCAACCAAGTCCATTTTTACTCCAAGCTTGTCTAAATCTTTCTACTGCCTCATTTTTGACTGGTATTACTTCATAACTTCCAATGTTTCTTATTAAATCTCTGTATATGTCTTCTTTTGGAATATGTAATTTATCTTGCAATTTTCCTAACAAAACCCAGCAATATGCATTACTATCTAAGCTTCTTTTAGGTTTGTATTCTTTTAATTCAAATTGCTTATCCCTCGCTTGTTCTAGCAAATAAGTTATTATTTTATTACTTGTTCCTACCATATTTTTTACCTTTCTATATGTTGATGCATAAATACATATTCCGAATTTTTTCCCATGTTATTTAATAAAAATTCAACACATTGTTCTTCACTTAAATGAGTATCTTTTACTCTCCATTCATAAGTAAAATCACCTTGTAATTGTTTTTGTTTTATTCTTTCTTCAAGTTCATTTTCTTTATAATTTGCTTCAACAAGATATAAATCATAATTTTTAGCACTTATTCCTTCAATAGTTTTAGTATCTGTCATATAGATTACTTTATAATCATCAAACAGTATTCTATAACCACATTGATTTACATCATGGTATAATTTAATTGCTACAATTTTAAAAAGCTTATAATCGTATTTCGTGCCAATTTGAAGTATGTCTATATTCCTTCTTTCAACTCCACATTCAAGTAATGGCTGTAGCAACCATTCGCAACAGGTAAATCTTAAAGTTGGTCTTTCTTGTACTAATCTTTTTATTGTTGACCTATTAAAGTGGTCCTGGTGCACATGAGTTAACAAAACTATTTTTAATTGCTTATAATACTTTTCTAATTTTTTAAAAGTAACTCCACAATCTATTAAAATTATGTCTCTTATTATCGTTGCATTTCCTGTACTACAACTAGATATAATTTTATAATTCATTCATTGATACCTCTTTTGTTTCTGTTGAATTTGAAATTGTTGTTTTTGCTTGTTTCTCTTGTGCATTATCTTCTTGCTGTTGAATTATTGCATCAACTGACTCTGTTTCATTATCCACATAATCATACGTTCCATCTGTATTTATTGCTGCCATATCTCTTTCTACTGCCTGTTGCATTTCTATGCTCATAATTCCCCATTTTGAAATTAATTGTCTAAGCATTGTTTTGAATGCCATTCCGTCAAAATCTTTTTCCCAAAATGTATATCCTTTATGTGCTGAATATCCTTTTGAATACTTTAATGCATGTTTGTGCATTTTTGATTTTGACCAATATAAAGATTTCTTAAATCCATTTGTGTATTCAAACATTGCATAATATCCTATTGTCTCTGCATTTTCTCTTTCTTCTTCATCATCAATTAAATTTACTTCAATCTCTTCATTTAAAGCATCATATTTAATCAATTCACCTTTCTTTATAGCCAATACATTCAACTTTTTATATTGTCCAGAACGAATCGCTAGTTGAATATATCCTTTATATCCTAGTTGGAATTGTGCCACTTTAATTTGATATGAACTTCCATCTACATCCTTTATAGTTTTATTAAATGGCACTAAGTAATATTGACCTAGTTGTGGACTTGGACTTAAATTTAAACTTTCTCCCAACAATGCTCCACTTAATATTGTTCCGGCATCACATTGTTGTAAATCTTGATTTGTTGCTACAGCACTTGATATACTTGCAATAAATCTTGTTGCTCTGTCTTTGTCTCCTAATGTCTGATTTATCAAGTTCTTATATGTATCTTTTTGTATTTCTATACTAAACTTTTTTGGTTGTAATGTTTGTAAATTACTCATAATCATATCCTCCATTTTCTAAAAATTGTTTTAATTCTCTTAACTTTGTTCTCGTTCCTTTTACTGTAAATCTTAATGTTAGAATTTCTTCTTGCTTTTCTTCTATGACTGGTGCTTGTAAAATTGTTTCTTCAACTTCTTCAGTTTTAGGAATAAAATTCTCTAATGCTTGTCTAGTTGCTTCTGTTTGAACTCTTATACTTTCATCTGCTCTTCTTTGAGCTTCTTCTAATTGTTTTCTTTTTAATTCTTCTTGTCTCTTTTTTTCTTCTTCAATAGCTTTAAATCTATTCGTTACACTTGTTATTGCTTGTGATACATTTAATGATTTTTTATATTCAACTAATATTTCTGTCTTATGTTCTTGTGTATTAATTAGTTTTAAATCATCTACTATTTTGTCTATAAATTGTTTTGCTTGTTCTTTTAAACTCTTTCTACTTGCTGATAATGTTACATTTATTCTTGCTTGTGAATATGTAACAAAATCAATATTATTAGCCTTTTTATATTCTTCAAAATAATCCTTTATTTCTTGTTCTTTTATGTTCTTTAATTCATTCTCTGTTGAATCTATCTTTACTTTTAAATCATTGTCAGCACTTTTATATTTATCTGATATATACATCTTGTAAATTTCTTCAAATTGCATATATGGTGCTAATATTTGCTCTTTTACTATCTTTCTTTGGTTTTCTACTTCTTTAAATTCTTTATTTAAACTTGCTCTTATTTGTTTTATTGTTGTTACGTTCTCTTCTGTGCAAACCAAACTTTTGGCATTTTCAACTTTTTGTTCTACCTCTAATGAAAGTTCTTTTAGATGTTCCTCAATTTGAGGTAATTGCTTTACTACTATTAAATCTTGCATTTTTCCCTC